AATAGAATCTTATGTTCATCCTATTAATTTTAAAGTAATGCCATGGAAAACAGAGAGAAAAAACTATTCGGACAAAGTATTGGAAAAAAATAAAATCATTGAAGACTTTATTATTGTAGAAAAATCCAATAATTTAGATTGTTTTGATTTATCACGCACAAGTAAGACATTTCAATCGAAAGTATATGGAATAAAAATTGCCTTTCATAATGAAAAAGAAAAAAAAACAATTATAGTTGCGGCATTAGTTGATGAAATATTAACGACATGTATAAACAATGATTATTTAAATAATTTAATCGAACAAATAATAAAAAAATCAAATACAATACAAGATTATGATGAAAAATCGTTTGGTAGATATATTCATTCTTTAACATTAAAAGAGTTTATAATTTATTCTCTTGATGAAATATTATCCAAATATGAAGGGTATATGAATCAAGTGAAATTAATCAAACAAAAGACGATATCTCAAGTAGTAAAAGAGTTTATAAATAATGATTTATTTGGTCAAAGAAAAACATTAATTCAATTATTATTAAAATCAGACGAACATGAATATCAATATTTATCCTATTTATTATACGATTTATTGTCAAATGATAGTAATGGAACCATAGATACAACAGAACAAACATTATTATTTGATAGTTTACCATGGAAAATAAAAAGTTTTTTCAAAGAAGCAATGAAACAGACGATATCTTATACCAATAATCTCTCTAATTTTGATAATTCTAAAATACCATTGGAGCAACAAATTTGTTTAATGAAAGCATCAGACACTATTAAAGAAAAAGCAATGAATAAATTAAAAGAAGTAAAATCTAAAACAGATGATAATGGAAGTAAAGCAAGAACATATTTGGAAGGATTATTAAAAATTCCATTTGGGATTTACAAACAAGAACCAGTATTAAATACAATGACACATATAAGAGAGATATTCAAATTAATAATAGATAAGGTAAAAAAAATAGATAAGAATTTTATTATGGAAAAGACAAATTATACCAATATAGAAATAAAAAATGCGTGTGAACAAATAAAAAATAAATATATCAATAATATTGGAGATTCGGTGATTGAATCTTTAATAAAAATTTATACTCCTGATAAAAGGAATGATTTGATAGTAAATATTTGTAATATAAATAATATAATTAAGCAAAATAAATTGAAACGGCATAAGCTAATTCATTCTGGAAAAAAAATAGAATATATGAAATCACAAATAATAGAATTCATAAATGAAATAAAAAATAACGAGAAAATAGTCAATGATTTATTAAATAACAAAAATATTCAAAATGGAAATATAACACAATCTTTAAAAGAAGAAATAGAGTTGATTGAAAATAAATGGAAAGAGATAAACAATTATATGAATCAGGTGAGAGAAATTCTTAATAATGCTGTTCATGGTCATGAAAAAGCAAAAACTCAAATAGAGAGAATTTTAGCCCAATGGATTAATGGCGAACAAACTGGATATAGTTTTGGTTTTGAAGGCCCACCAGGCACAGGTAAAACTAGTTTTGCAAAGAAAGGATTAGCAAATTGTTTAAAAGATGACAATGGTGAATGTCGTCCCTTTTCTTTTATTGCTATAGGTGGTCAAGATAATGGTAGCACTTTAAATGGTCATAACTACACTTATGTAGGGTCCGAATGGGGTAAATTTGTTGACATTTTAATTAAACATAAATGTATGAATCCGATAATATTTATTGATGAGTTAGATAAAGTAAGTAAGACGGAGCATGGAAAGGAAATAATTGGAATATTGACTCATTTAATTGATCCAACACAAAATGATGTATTTCAGGATAAGTATTTTAATGGTATAGATTTGGATTTATCAAAGGCTTTATTTATTTTTTCTTATAATGATGTCTCTGCCATTGATAAAATTTTATTAGATAGAATTCATCGAATTAAATTTGAACATCTTACAATAGAAGATAAACTTGTTATTACTAAAAAACATATTTTACCAGAAATTTATAAAAATATGGGATTAGAAGGATGTATTGAAATATCAGATGAAAATATTATTTATGTAGTGGAAAATTATACTAATGAGCCAGGAATAAGAAAATTTAAGGAATTATTATTTGATATTATTGGAGAGATAAATCTATCTTGTTTAAAATCATTTGAATCAACTGAATTACCAATTAAAATAACAAATGAAGATATTAAATATAAATATTTAAAAAATTATCATGAAAATTTATTAAAGAAAATTCCATTTCAATCTCAAGTAGGAGTAATTAATGGTTTATGGGCAAATTCAATGGGTCAAGGTGGAATTATTCCTATAGAAGTAAAATTTTTCCCTAGTACAACTTTTTTTGACCTTAAATTGACTGGTTTACAAGGAGATGTAATGAAAGAAAGTATGACTGTCGCCAAAACATTAGCTACATCATTAGTAGAGAAAGATAAATTAAAAACAGTAATTAAAGATTGTGAAGAGAGTAAATTACAGGGGATTCATATCCATTGTCCAGAGGGATCAGTTCCGAAGGATGGGCCCAGTGCAGGTACAGCAATAACAAGTGCTATATATAGTTTATTATCAGGAAGAAAAATAAAAAATACGATAGCAATTACAGGAGAAATAAATTTACAAGGATGTGTAACAGCTATAGGAGGATTAGATTTAAAGATATTGGGAGGTTTAAAAGGGGGTGTAAGAGAATTTATTTATCCTAAGGAAAATGAAAAAGACTATAAAGATTTTGTAGAAAAATACAAAGATAAAAATATTTTGGATGATATTAAATTTCATAAAGTAGAACATATATCCGAAGTGTTAAATATAATTTTGGAAGATTAATTCTATTGGTAGTATATATATCATGGCAATGCAATTAAATTTTAGTAATATGTTACAATTTTTTTCAACAATATCCCCAATATTATTAGCATTTTTCTTGGTAATGATATCTCTTTTTAATACAGATATTAAAGGTTTGGTCTATTTAGGAGGTATTTTGATAGCTTCGGTTATTAATTTGTTTATAATGAATACATTAAAAGTTAAATCTGATAAAATTCCATCTCCAGGATGTAATTTAATGGATTTCCCATTAAATCTTAATGAATATATTAGTCCAGCCTTCAATACTATGTTTATTTCATTCACTTTAATGTATTTATATCTCCCTATGCAGTATATTTCCTCAATAAATTATCCTGTATTAGTATTTATATCTGGATTATTAGTTCTTGATGCTGTTACAAAAATATCAAGAGGTTGCACTAATTTTAGTGGAATAGCGTTAGGATTTTTAGTTGGTTCAATATTAGGAATATTATATTTTATTTCTCTTTGGAAAACTGGTCATGATGATTTGTTGTTTTTTAATGCTGAACCTTCTAATAATGTTATTTGTGCTAGACCTAAAAAACAAACATTCAAATGTTTTGTTTACAAGAATGGAGAGGTCATTGGAGAAGCTAATTCTGGTCAATAAATTATTAATAAATAATAATTTTAATAATTTATGGATTAAATAAATGATAATTTATCTTCCACCAGTTAACAAACTCATTTACTACTCTTGATTTATGTAGGTCTTCAGTCATTAATTTTGGATTATGAGACCTTTTACTCCAGATTTGAATAAAATATTGAATTACATTTGAAGTAATAGATAATTTATATTTATTATTTAATTCTTCAACTGTAAATGTTGGTTTATTTAATCTTTGATTTACAATGTTATGAAAAGAGTGTAACATATTTTTTAAATCTTGTTTTGTTTTTATAGTATTGTTATTTAAATTAGCCATTTGTTGACGAGCGTGTCCAGCACAGTCAGGGCACGGAAGATTATCACATATTCTAACTATTAAATTTAATAAAACTTCTTTATTATTATCAAATTGATCTTCTTTTATTTTTTCTGCTAAAGTATGGAATAAAAACCAAGTACATGGACCCCAAGTTTTTGTCATTAATTATAAAATAGATATAAAGATTTTTTTAGATTATTCTTTAAATGAATATTATATTAGAAGGTAATATAAATTTTTACGAACAGTTAAATAACTTAGACTCGGACGATGAAGATGAAAATGTTTGTTTATTAACAAATTTACCTCTAGATGATAATAAAATAACTTTGCCATGTAATCATTCTTTTAATTTTTTTCCATTATATAAAGAAGTGGTAAATCAAAAGACGGGTTCTTTTGTTGGCCTTGAAATTAATAGACTATCATTTAATCAAATTAAATGTCCTTATTGTAGACAAAAATATGATCAATTACTTCCTCATATACGCTTGAGTGATGAAATGAATTATATTAATGGAGTTAATTCTCCAGAAAAATTGTGTATGAATTTTAAAAATTGTGCTTACATATTCAAGGCAGGAAAAAACAAAGGAAATAATTGTCCTAAAACTGCGTTTCATTCATCAAACGGATGTTATTGTAATACACATCAAAAAGTTACCTACAATAAAATAAAAAAACATGAATCTTTATGTTTATGTAAAGCTACCTTGAAGAGTGGAAAGAGAAAAGGGGAAGTTTGTGGACTAAAAATTAAAGGTGAAGGTGATTATTGTAAACGCCATTCTTCTTCCCAAAGTTCTAGTATATAAAAATTAATGTATTGTAAAATATATACTACATTAATTTACTGAAAAAAAGGTTCTATGGTTATAATGTTGGAATTTATCCCCGTTTCCGGAAAAATAAAATCCTGATTTTTGGATTCAGGAATCTAGAGGATGTTTTTCCAACATTCGCTTGATGTCAAGCGAGCTTTTTCGAGAAAAAAGGAAATATATTTTGTTTGATGATGTAGTAAGTTGTCTACATCGTGTAGACAAGAAAAAAGACCAAAAATATCGGTATGTATTCGATATATGTAGGTATTTTACATTTTCACTTTTTTTCAAAAGTCATTTGGAATTTTAAAAAAAACACACAAGGTTTTTGTGTTGAATTTTGATTTTTGGAAAAAGGATTGGAAAAAGTTGTGCAAAAGTGATTTAGAGCATAATGCTCACAATTCAAAAAAAATAAATTTAAAAGTGTTACCAACAGTTTTTAAGTTGTTTTAGAAATAGTATTTAGAGATAATTGTCTAATGCTATATATATGCTACAAAATGCTATACAAGAAAAGTGTAAAAAATTCAAGTGTGATCTCTGCTCCTTCGAATGTAGTAGAAAAAATCAATATATTAAACACATATCCACTACAAAACACCAAAATGCTACAAAAATGCTACAAAATGCTACATTTACGGGAGGAAAAGCTCCCACATCTAAAATTAATAACAATAAATCATATGATTGTGCTTGTGGTAAGATGTTCAATCACAGCAGTTCGTATTATAGACATAGAAATAATTGCTTTCAATATCAAAAGAATTTAGTATCTGCTGATATTTTTCCTCCCACTACATATGTAGGTAATAATAGTAATATGAGTAATGTAGTGATGGATTATTGTAAAGATAATCAAGCGGACTTCAAGGAGTTAATTGTATTACTTTTGAAAGAAAATAAGGAGTTTCAACATAAGTTCTTAGAAGTGCTTCCACAACTCAAGGGGAATGCTGAACATAGTTATAACAATACTAATAGTCATAATACAAATAACTTTAATATTCAAATGTTTTTAAATGAACACTGCAAAAATGCTATGAATTTGACCGACTTTATAGATTCTTTACCTATTACCAACGAAACTTATGACCATACTATTGAAAATGGCTTAACAAAGACCATAACCCATATGATTACGGATGGCTTAAATAATATGGATATATTGGAGCGACCAATTCATTGTACAGATGCATCAAGGAAGACGATGTATGTAAAGGACAATGATGTATGGGAAAAGGATGTTGAGTTAAATGGAGTATTGATGGGTATTAAGAAAATAGCTTTAAAACAAAGAACAATGATTAATAAATGGAAAGACGCTAATAGAGGATGGGAAGATAATGATAATTTACAAAGCAAATTAACTAGTCTAGTTTTTAACTCGATGACTGATATAGAAAATGATCAAAAAGAAACCAATAAAATTATTAGAGCTATTAGTAAGAACACATATTTAACAAACGAAATTAAGGAAGAATATAAATAATTGCGTTATTTAGCATAATTATTTGTATTTATTTATATTGAAGGGGGACTAGCTCAAATGGTAGAGCGCTCGCTTAGCATGCGAGAGGTACTGGGATCGATGCCCAGGTTCTCCAGACAAATTATAAGTATTTGTTTATATTTATAATTTATTTTTTATGTTTAGTTCTTCTCTTCTTTCTTCTAGACTTTTTTTGTGATTTACTTTTTCCTTTTCTTGTTTTTCCTGCTTTTTGTGTAGTATGTTGAGCTATTAGTTCTTCTGATTTTTTAATATAATCTTCCATTGCTTTTTGTCCTTGAGAATAACATTCACATATATCAGTTAATATTTTCTTTGTTTGTTCTTTTGCTTGTTCTGTCCATTCATTCTTGTTTTTTTTGTCTTTTATAAATTCTAATATTCGTTTATTTGCGCTTGAATAACAAGGACATGTTTCTATTGCTTTAGTTAATGCCAAATTTTTATATATATTTGTAAACGTGTCTCTTGTTTTGTTGCGAGCTGATAATGCTTGTATTGCTCCTTGTTTGTAACTTTGTTGTAATTTAGCATCTTGAGTATCTTTCATTTTCCGACTATATTGTAAAGCTCTCGCTTTTTGACTTTCTAAATTATCTTTTGTTGATGTAAACGCAGTTTCTGATGTCGCGGTAGACATAATATATATATTATAAATATATTATATATGATTTTAATTTTCCTTTTATTTTCTCTCTGTGTTGCCTATGACCAAAGTCTTTCTAAACATTTTATTAATTTATCTCAAGCAACATATTGTGTTTCATCAACTAAAGAATGGAATTGTATTACTTGTGAATCATCCATAAAACCTGAATATTTAGTTGAAAATAATGGAGCCAGGGCCATTCAGGGATTTGACACTCAGACCAATACTTTATTTGTTGCTTTTAGAGGTTCTTCTAATATTCAAAATTGGATTGATAATATACAAATTTCTAAAATATCTCCTTATAATGATTCTTCCATAGAAGTGGAAAAGGGATTTTATAAAGCATATAATTATTTAAAGCCCGAATTAATAAATAACTTAGGAGATTTATCTAAAAAATATGGTACTAATAAAATAAGCATAACAGGTCATTCATTAGGAGCAGCAGAAGCAACTTTATTTGCTTATGATATATTAAATGATTTTACTAATTATAACATTTTATATTTTTATAACTTTGGCAGTCCTAGAGTAGGAAATCCCGAATTTGTTAAATCTTTTTCAAGTTTTTCTCTCACTTCTTTCCGTGTAACTCATTATTTTGATATTGTTCCTCATGTTCCAGAAGAATTTTTGGGATATTTACATATATCTAATGAAATATGGTATAATGAAGCTAATTCAGAATATAAAATATGTAATGATTTAAATAATAAAGAAGATAATAGTTGTTCAAATTCTTGTTCACCTACACATTGTACTAGTTTTGATGATCATTTATATTATCTTAATGTAAGTATGGGAAATGATCCTTCCTGTTTTTAATGCGAATTAAATTAGAATCAGGTATTAAAAAACAATGTTATATTTTGATAAATGTTTAAATTCTATTTAAAAGGTAATTAAATATATATTTTGTATATATATTAATGGATACGAAGCAAGAATTGGTAAGTCATATACGGAATTGGATTCAGATAGATAATGAAATATCAGATATGCAAAAAAAAATAAAATTATGTAGAGAAGAAAAGAAAAAATTAACAGAATCTTTGGTTGATGTAATGAAAACAAATGAAATAGATTGTTTTGATATAAATGATGGAAAATTAATATATTCTAAAACAAAAACCAAAAAAGCAATTAGTAAAAAAACATTATTAGATGCTCTAAGTAAATATTTCAAAGAGGATGAAGAATTAGCAAAAGAAGTAAGTGAACATATTTTAAATAGTAGAGAAGAAACAATAAAAGAAAATATAAGACGAAAGGTAGAAAAATAATTTAAATAAAATAGATTATTTATATTAATGAATAATCTATTTAATGGATTTTTAAATAAGGATATTGATTCTTTTGAAATAGGAGAAATACAGGAAAAAATCTATGAACATACAAATATATATGATAATATATTACATCATCCCTATATAGAAAATCTAAATTTAGAATTTAATAAGAGAGAAAATACAAAATTAATTATTTATAGAATGAATAAAATAAACAAAGACACTTTTATTGAATACTATTTAAATACGATTAATTGTTTAGACGATAAAAAGATAATATTAGAAAACTTATCACATATAGAAGGAACTAAACGTATAAAAGGGAATATTCATATAGAAGGAAATAAATATACAATAGTTCAAATAAGAGATAATAATAAAATAGATAATTGGGTTATATTATGGGATATATTAATAAATAAACATTATTATGGAGAGAAAATAGATGAAAATTTCATTAATTTTTTTATTAATCATTATAAAATAGATGATTTATATATTAAAGAAAAAATTTGTAAAAAGCCCACAGTATTGTATACCTTAATAGATAATAAATATAAAAAATATATAAATAAAAATAATAGTATTCAATATTGTCAGAACGAGAGAAATGTTTTAATATATTTAAGTGAATTTACAGAAGGCGATAATGTGCGAAATATTTGTTTTGTTGAAGATATAGAAATAGATAATGATTTGGCAAATAAAAATTATATAATAGAGAGAAAAGATGAAAAATATAGGTGGATATTTAAAAACGATAATAATATAATTTCATTTTTAAAATAAATATGTATAATATATAAAATATGAATATGATGAATATAGCTGTAATATTTATAGCAATAATAGCTATAAATTATATTGTGACAATGATTATGAATTTTTTAGGAGTAGAATTAGAGGTTTATGGAAGTTATTTACTATGGTTATTTGCAATAATATTATTTTGGGGGTTTTTACCAGGTCCAGAAAATTATTTTAATGGAACTTAAACCATTTCATCAGTATTTTCTACTTTATTATAATCTTCTAAAACTTGGTTGATAATTTTATTTAGAATTTCAGGATTCATCTTATCTTGTAAATTATCAACTATTTCACCTTCTAATGGTGTGCGATTATGTTTTTCTATAAATTTATCACACCATTCTTTAACCTCTTTTTGATAAGATTCCATAATTTTCTTTTGATTATCTCTTACTACATTTAAGAGTGCAGGACCAGATGGTTTTTCATCAGGTTTAGGAACAAATACAAAATCTGCCGTGCTTACTAAAGAATCGCAAATTTCAGGTCGTTTAATATCATTAGGTTGTTTTAATGGGTCGATTGGTTTAATAGGGGCTTTAATTGGGAAGGTTTTATTAAATAAATTAATAATTTTTTCGTTAATAGATGGACTTGTTTCCATTAATCTGTCAAATTCTTCTTTACACATTTTTAACATATGACCAACATGCATTCTTTCATCTCTAGATTTTGCTAACTCAACCTTAATATTTCGATAAAATTTATCCCAAGAAATTGAACTAACACGATGAGCTTCATTAAGCTCACCTATTTTTAAAAATTGTGCTATAGTAGTTAATATTCCAGCAAATAAATTAACTGCTCCAATACCCATTTGTGCCAATGGTCTTATATCGGGAGGAAATCTATCTTGCGCAAAGTTAGCTGTTCCTGTTAATGTGCTCATTATAATTACAGGAATAGTAAACCAAGCATTCGTTTTTGAATAAGCCTGATGGGAGCGAGCATGTAACCATCGGTAACACATAGCTTTATCAGCCCATTCAATTAATATAGTTTCGTGTTCTTTTTTCCAATCTTGTTCTTTGAAAGAAATAGAATCATTATTTACTACATTATGTTGTTCTTCTTCCATCGCTTATAAAGTATAAATATAAAATTATTTTTTTTGAAATTTTATCTTAATTAAATATAAATGGATGATAAATTAACAAAAGTAAAAATGGTATTTGATAATGTAAAGGAAATGCGTTCAGAAATATCAATATTATTTGATAGTTTAAATGGTCGTATAAAAAAATTAAAAGAAATGTATAGTGAATTTGTTACTTATACAAAATCCATTAAAACTGCTGATGTGAAATCATTTATTTTTAGTTTAGATTCATTTTATTTTCAAACAAGTTTGTTACAAAAAGAATATGATTATTTAAAAGATTATTATGGTATTATTGTTAACCGAATGTATGGTGAATATTATAAATTATTAAAATTAATTACTGAATATGTTGAAAAAAGCATGATAGATAATAAATTACATGAAATTCTTAAAAATAAAAAATATCCGAAATATGATGATTTAGACGATGCTAGACAATATCCTTTTGAATTAATTTTACAGCTTAATGAAGATATTATAGCTGTTGTTAATTATTTAATACATGTTTTAAAAGATAAAGAAATGTCTTTAAAACAATATACTACAAATCAAAATTATGGCCTAAATGTTAACAATTTTGTATCAACTTACAATTATGAAGTAATTGTTTTACAAGAACAAATAAATTTATATGAAAAATATTTAGAATTTTTTTATCATGTTCACGAGAAATTACTAAAAAGATTAATTACTAAAATAAGTGTATTGGAAGCACAACTCAATACGGATATAAAATTTGAAGGAGGATTATTAAGTAAGAAAAAGGATAATAAAGCTTTATTTAAAGATTTAAATTTATCTGCTTTACCTAAAAGCACCCAAAGAGATTTAAGAAAATCAATTGTAGGAAATAGTCCATTAAATTCTAATGCTTCTGATATTGATTTAGAGGAAGCATTTGTTTCTATTGAAAATGTTCATCCTGTATCTATAGAAAATACAATTTACGATCATCCAAAAACAATTAAAAGTATTTTAAGTAATACAGAAGAAAAAGAATTAGTAGCTAAAAAAATATTTGAAAAACATAATCTAAATGTTGATGAAGAAGAACATAGTAATAATTTGAGGATATCTAGATCAGAATCATTTGATTTAAATAATGAATTTAATAATGAATTTAATAAAGATGAACATGAATTAATAGACATAATACCTCATGAACAAAGAAATGATGATGCTGATATTAAAAATATTATACATGATGTAGTTGAAAAAGTAGAACAGGTAGAAGAAGAAGAAGATGAAGATGAAGAGGAAGAAAATGAATATGATGATGATAAAGACACTATTAATTCACAAGCAGAGGGCACAGAATTAACTGCCAAGCAAAAGAAAAATGCAAAGAAAAGACAAAAGAAGAAGGAAAAGGCTAAAAAAGAAAAGGAAGAAAATGAATTATTAGATAAAATGAAGGAAGAAAATGGAAATTATATTTTTTAAACTCTTGAATATTTCAGTTCGTATTTAAGTAGTTTTGTTTATTAAATAAAAAATTGAAATAAAATATATTTTACATAATAAGGTATAATAGTAATGGAGCGTCGTATTTCTAAAAAAGTAAATGATTATATTCATAATTTCAAAAATGAAATTGCTGAAAAAGTAAAAGCAATGGATTCTTCGGATCCTACTGAACTTATGAATTTTATTTATCAATATAAAAATTTTGAATTGACTAAGGAAGACTTTATGAAGCGTAAAAGAGTCAAAAATATGGTTCCTGTTTATGAAAGATGTTGTGCTAAAAGAGCAAATGGACAACAATGTACAAGACGAAAGAAGGACGATTCTCAATATTGTGGAACTCATAGTAAGGGAACTCCTCATGGAATAATGAATGAAAATGAAACTGTTTCTACCGTAACTAAAGTAGAAGTAAGTGCTATTGATATCAAAGGAATCGTTTATTACTTAGATAATAATGGAAATGTATATGATACGGAAGATATTATCGCCAATAAAAAGAATCCTAGAATTATTGCCAAATATGAACAAAATGGTGAAACTTATACTATCCCATCTTTATTTGATTAAAATTAATTAGAAATAATTTAAATATAAAAATATTTATTAAATAATGAATTTATTGTTTACTCTATTTTTTTCACATATGATATCATCATATACTATTTGTATTGTTAATTATATATTTAATAAAGATTTTATGATATTTATTAAAACTAACCAATGTTATTATATTTATTTTTTTACCTTTTTATTAGTATCTGTGTATAGCTATTTATTTATAAATTAAATGAAAAGATTTAAATACAATTAAATATATAAATTATCATAATGTCTACTAAAAAGGTAAAGAATATTATCCCTCTTCTAAAAACTTGCTATGGAAAAAATAAATTAATTAATGTAATTGATTGTGTGTGTATTAATACATGTAATATGGAGTATGTTATTCCACATCACAAATACACTCCAATAAAGTATTATACAAACTTAAAATGTGAATTAACTGAATCAAAACAAAAATTAGGAGATTGTAATTGTACGGACAGATGTTCAGCTAAACATAATGATTTAGAATTGTTATATGAACTTGAATTATCAAATCTTCCTAATTAATTTATTTTTATAATATATTATGAGTAGAACCGAAGGATTTATACCAGCAGCAAAGGTTGGGTCTTTATTTTTTGATGGAATATCGCCAGATTCTATAGATACGCTAGAGGAATTTAAAACTTTTATAATGTCGCAAACCGATATTGTACAGAAATTACCTCGGGGGGTAAAACAAACACCGCAATATATAGGAGCTGTAGTTATTCAAAATTATATAGCTGATAAATTAAATAGCTTAAACTTAAAGATATATAATGTAACACCCGAAAGAATAGAAAAAAGGTTGCAATATTTTAAAAGTGATACATTTATTGGAAATTTTATGAGTAATATTCCTGAAAGAAATAAACTGAATCAAACAGCCTTAGCTACTAGTTATACAGAATATTTCAATACATTATTTAATGTATCATTTGAAAATTGGCGTGATGAAAAATTAAGCAGAGTAGACAACCAATCACAATGTAGACGAGCATTAGGCATGTCCCCATCAACAAATATTGCTAGTGTTCAGTCTTTGGGTAATATAAGCTGCTATTTATGTAATCGAAAAATTTTTTTCGGTAAAGGGCAAGATACTATGGAATGTGAACATATTTTACCAGTAATAACTGCATTATCTCATTGGTGGTTAATTAAATCAGGTACAAAATCGTATAGTGACAGCGATTTAGAAAACATAGCTCATGAATACGCATGGTCTCATCGATGTTGTAATCAAATAAAATCTAACTACAGTTTTATTAAATATGATGTAGCTAGAGGAGGTTATAAATATATTCCAAATATAGATGTTATAAATGGGGTATTAACTAAAATAAGAGGTAGTGATAAATACGATTGCTCTGCTATTACAGAGGTTATGCTTCCTAATACAACTTTACTTCCTAAACTTCAGGGTATATTACAACCTATTATTGATGAGGTAAATAGTAATTTAATGGTTATGGATGATCATGGACTATATCTATTACTTACAAAATGTAAAGTATTATCTGCATTAAGTGATCAGGATTTTATGGAGGCTGTTGTAGGAGATAGTGTAACTGAAATTCCTAAAACTAAAGCAGAATTAAGAAAGGAGGCAAAAGAAACTGCTAGTAGATTAGCTAATGAAGAACGTATTAGAATAATGCAACAAAAAGAAGAACAACGGGCATCTAGAGAGGCAAGAATAAATAGAAGAGGTGCACCTGTATCTAGTACTAAGAAAAAACAACAACCCAAAAAGGTACAAGAAACAAAAGTATCTCAGACAGATACTGGAAAAATATCACCACCAATTTTGCCTAGAGTAAAGAGGAATGTTTCTAAACCTTCTGATTTTAGATATGGACGTGGTGGAGGTGGTACATTTAGCATGTCTGATATGATGGGTGAAGAAGCTGATACATCGTATGATGAGACAGATCCTGATGCTATGGTTCAAGAAGGTGAAGATGAAAATATTTCTCCAATTAATATTGATGCTATGACTGATGCTCAAGTAATTTCATTCTTAAATGAAAATAATATATCCGAAAACTGGTCTATTCCTAGTAATTTTAATATTGCTAAAGCGATTATAGATACACCTATCCCATTGGACGGATTAAAACAAACCTTTAATGATCTTTTTGTTACGCAGTCAATTACATCATTTGGACCTAACAATTCTACAAGAACAGTATTTAGAGATATTCCTAGTGTATCACGTCAGGATGTTCAAATAGCTATAGCAACTGGAAAAATGCCTCCTGGATTTAAAATAGATACACGATCTCAAGGAATAGGTATAGATGATAGACCAGATCTAACAACTAGTCAAATACAGAAAGGAAGACAACGAGGAACAGTACCATCGGGATACATACAACCAGGTGGGGCGAAATATACAAAACATAAAAAATATAGAAAAGGGAAAAAAACACTTAAAAAAAAGAACTACATTTAATATATTCTCATGAATAATGAACAATTTGAACATATTAAATTATTTTTAAATAAATGTAAAATACCTGTGAATACTTTTGGTGAATTAGATGGTATGCTTATTCCAAGAGAAATATTTTTAGATATTGATATTTATAAAAGTGTTAAAGAAGAAATATCAATACTTAAACAAATATTTAATTCATCCTATTTAACAAGTCTTCAATCTACAGCTGAAGAAAATCAAAAGTGGCCTTTACTTAATTTAGTTAGACAAGTATTAAAATCATGTCATTATAAAATGACTCCAAAAAGAGTAAGTAGTGGGTATACGAAAGATGGAAAAAAAATTTATAAACGAATGTTTATTATTGAAAAACTTAATCAAACCAAATCTTCGGGTCCTAATGTTTCTTCTTTAGATTCTTCTTCAACTGATATTATTTCTTCTTGAGCTTGAATTAATGGTTTATTTTCTTCGATTGTATTTAAATCTGTTTCTGTGTCATTTACTTCAATAAATATTTCTTCTTCTTTTCTCTCTTCAATTAGAGTAGTATCTTCTTCTTTTACATCTTCTTCTTTTCTCTCTTCAATTAGAGTAGTTTCGTCTTCTTTTACATCTTCTTCTTTTTTAATAGATTCTGATTGTCTCTCTTCTTCTTGAACAGATTCTTGTTCCTTACCATCTTCTATAGAAACAATATCTTCGTGTAATTCTTCAACTCGAGAAGATTGTGTCATAATTTTATCTGGGTCTACATCATTAAATTGAACTTTATTTTTTAAATAAGCACTGTAAAACACATTTTTCTTTGTATTAACTGTTGAATATACATCAGATACTTTCAATCCCATAAATAATAAATTTGTTAACAAAACTGTTATTGTTTTGCTATCAAAATAATGACTCATAATTACAATTGTGCTAAATATTGCGTTTAATATAAATGAACCTGTTGATATATAACCAGCCGTTTGATAATATTGGTCATAATTCCAAATTGATTGCTTCTTTTCTGTAGCTAATTTTTGTAGAGCTTCACCTACAGAATCATTATCTACAGGTGTAAAACGATTTACTTCTAAATAATTAATTAATTTATTTTCTCTCTTAACTTCTACAAAATACAACATTAAGAATGTAAACATAGTAATAGCATTAAAACCGATGGCTGTTTTTGCTAATCCATCTTCTCTGTTAATATTTTCACTAAGAGAACAAATATTTTCCCCACATTTTTGTGGGACAAAAATCACTAAAAAAGCACCCATTAATACTCTATAAATTTCTAATAATAAAGTGCTAGCTACATTCATTCTCTGTTGGAAATCTTGGTCTTTAGTTTTTTCTTTAATTTGGTCGATAATAGAAGGTCGTTTTTGGGAATTAGTAGTTGAAATTATTTTTTCTGTTCCTAATTCAACATCGTCAGTTTTTATTATTTCGGGTTCACTCATTATAAAATATTTGTATATAAAAAATTTTTAAATTTTAAAATAGAGTTTATAATTTTATTTATTTTTTAACAACAAAATTTCTTTGTATTGTAGGTTCTTTTTTTGTATATTTATCATATTTATACACATTATTTTCACCTAAGCAAGAACAAAGTGAATCGAATAGTAAATCCAACTGTTCATCATCAAAACCTATGTATATATCGCTAACTAGTTGCCTCTTAGACCATCTTAGTTGTTGTATTTTATTATTTATATCATAATCTTTAATTACATCATAATTAGGTAATTTAATCATAAATCCACCCTCACAACGCGGCAGTTTTTCCAAAGGAGGAGTAGATTGATCTCTCTTAGAATTATAAAAATCCAATATAGGTTCATACCCATTAGGAAGATTACCAATTTTAACACCAATTACAAAGGACATAATAGATACTATAATGCTGAATTAAGTAATTTAAATTAAACTTCAATTTTTATTTTTTATATTTATAATTTAAATGCTTGGATTATTTCGTAGTTTAGCATTGTGTTGTTTATTTTCTCTTGGAAATAGTGAGACTTATTGTCCTGTAGTAAATAATAAAGGGGAGGATAGGAGAGAAAATAAAAATAATTTAAGAATTATGCAATATAATGTTGAATGGTTATTTTTGGATTATTATAAAGCAGCAGATTGTCCTGGTGATGGATGTACATGGAAAAATGAAAGTCATGCTAAGGAGCATTTACAAGCAGTAGCTAATGTAGTTAATAAATTTAATCCAGACATTATTAACTTATGCGAAGTGGAAGGATGTGACGAGTTAAATAGTTTAAAAGATAAATTAAGTTCAAATACTTATGAATCATTTATGATAAAAGGATCGGATACTGCTACTGGCCAAAATGTTGGTATGATAAGTAAAATAAATCCTATATCTGATTTATATAGAAGTGACAATAGGTATGATTATCCTATTGATGGAACAAAATGTAGTTATGATGGTTCTGGTTCAGAAGGAATAAGTAAACATTTTGTATCTGAATTTGTGTTGAATGATGTAAATATAGCAATGATATCTCTTCATTTATTAGCTTTTCCAAGTAGACAAGATAGATGTGTAGAAAGAGAAGCACAAGCAAAGGTAGCTGAGGAGATAATTGAAAGTTATGTAGAGAGAAATTATGAAATAATAGTAATTGGAGATTTAAATGATTATGATCCGAATATTTTAGATTTAAATAATGATGTCCCAATATCACAGGTAATTGATATAATAAAAGGGAATAGTAATGATAAATTTTCATTGTATAATGTAAATGAATTAGTAGAACAAAAATATAGATATAGTAATTGGTGGGATAAAAATAATAATTGCTATTCTACGAGTGATGAATTAGTATTAATTGATCATATATTTTTGAGTAAAGGATTGTATGATAAAATATCTAATGTCTCTATTTATCATGGATATTATGAAGATTGTGAAAAGATAGATTCTGATCATTTTCCCATAATATTAGATATAAGTATGTAAATAAAAAAAAAATTGAATAGTATTAATAATATGAATGTATATTACTACTATTACCGAAAATGGAAGAATCCAATGTAATACCAGAAGAATGGATTAATACTTGTAAAATGAAATTAAATAAAATAGGAGATTGTAAACCACCTCCTAATTATCCTGTTGGAAAAATTAATTTAAAAAAAGTTAAACTAGTAAGAAGTTACTTTTTGTTTATTAATAAAACGAAACCAAACATATTTACATTTGCCCCTAATGTACATAAATATTGGAATGTTGTGTTAAATAAAAAGATATACTTAATAGATTGTATAAGAACAGCATTAGATACAGATAATAGGCTTAATGGAAAGGAAAAAAAATATTTACAACTAACTATAAAAACTCTGGAAAAATATGATGATAGGTATAGTGAAAAAATTATATTACCTTTAAATAGATATTTTTGTAATGATATAATTAGATGTATTTGTGAATTTATATAAACGCGACGAAGTCGCTAAAAAACTAAAGCCGTCGGCAGACAGAAAAAAAGTTGAAGTGTGTAATGTAGAAAGGAGTATGGGAAAGGTGAGATGGAATTAAGTAAATCATTACAGAAAAGTTTATATAAGGAGGTGTGTAGTGATGTAGTAGGTCGTTTGAGTGTAG